TAATACTATTATTCATATCACACCATTGACAAAACTTTCTCTCCCAACTACTACGGCATATAATCATCTTTGAGTTGCCTTTATACTTGTGTGGATACACAGGAGTATACTTGCTTTTGATACTCTCTCCCATAACTTGCCTACATAATATACAAGGTCAAACTATATTTATATATGGCTACCATCCAACCACAAAGAAGATCGCTTGCAGAGATAAAATCAAAATTACTTAACCCTGCAACTACGTCTCACTTTCAAGTCAATATTGGAACTCCATCTCGCTCTGATGGATCTTTCAATCGATTTTTAAGAGAGACTGGTTTAAATTACGATCAAGACCAACTTAACATATTATGCTCTGATGCATCTCTTCCCGGTTCAAGACTTGCAACTACAGAACTTCTTAATGACTTTCATGGTGTTAGGGAGAGACATGTTTATAGAAGATTATATGATGATTCAATACAGTTGTCTTTCTACGTTGATGCAAATCAATATCATCCTATTAAATTTTTTGAAGGATGGATGAATTACATTACTGGTGAAACAAGTGAAAATGTTCTCTCTAATGTAAAAAATCCAAATTTCTCATATCGGATGAAGTTTCCGATAAATTACAGAGGGTCTCTTGAGATCACTAAATTTGAAAAAAATATTGACTCAAGAAGTCACGGAGATCCTCTCACATATCAATTTGTGAATGTTTTCCCACTCTCTGTGAGTTCAATGCCAGTATCGTATAATCAATCATCATTATTGAAATGCACTGTATCCATGGCTTACACAAGATACTTTATTGATAGAGGAAGGTCGGGAACAATATCTGATGTTCTTAATCCGATTGCACAAGCAGCCGCTAATGTCCAATCACTTTTCAATTTATTTACCTAAAATAAGTTACTAAATAAACTTACTGAATTATTATTATGCCATTACCAAAAATTGCAACCCCAAGTTATGAACTTGAATTGCCATCATCAGGAAAGACTATTAAATATAGACCCTTCCTTGTAAAAGAAGAGAAGTTATTAGTCATAGCACTTGAAAGCAACGATACAAAACAAATAACAAATGCAACAAAGGCAGTTATTCGATCATGTATTCTTACCAAAGGAATAAAGGTTGAAGATCTACCAACTTTTGATATTGAATATTTGTTTTTAAACATTCGTGGAAAGTCTGTCGGTGAAGAAGTTGATGTAAAAATTACTTGCCCCGATGACAATAAAACTGAAGTTGATGTAAGTATTAACCTTGATGATATTCAAGTAATTAAAAGTGACAAACACACTAACAAAGTTAAATTAGATGATAATTTGATGATGGAGTTAAAGTATCCTTCATTAAATGAATTTATCAAAAATAATTTTGATCCAAATGTGTCAGGTGCAAATGCTATGGATCAATCATTTGATTTAGTTGGATCATGTATTGATAAAATCTATACAAAGGATGATGTCTGGGCAGCATCAGATTGCACAAAGAAAGAGATCAATGACTTTCTTGAGTCGATGAATTCAAATCAATTTAAAGAAGTTGAACAATTCTTTGAGACCATGCCTAAATTATCTCATACGGTGAGTGTTACTAATCCAAATACGAAGGTAACGAGTGATGTTGTGCTTGAGGGTTTAGCGTCTTTTTTCGCTTAGCTCTGGTACATATGAATCTAGAGAATTACTTTAGATTGAATTTTGCCTTAATGCAGTATCATAAATATAGTTTGACAGAGATTGAAAATATGATGCCTTGGGAACGAGACATCTATGTAGGATTACTACAGGCACATCTCGAAGAAGAAAGACTAAAGGAACAACAGCGTCAAGCAAGCAATGGATGAAAATTCTCCAGTATTTGAAAATTTTCTTAATAAAATGGCCGGTTCCATGCCAATCAGAGGAACCACAAGGAGAGTTTCTGCGTCAAAATTTTTAGGAAAGGATGATTTACAAACACAGGTAGAAAATAATTCAAAAAAAATTACAATTTTAAGAAGGATAATAAGTGCGAGAAGAATCAGAACTGGAGAAAATATTTCTAAATTATCTCAAACTACCACAACTGCTAACATAGAAGCAATCGTAAAAGATCTTGTAAAAGTAACAACAACAATTACTGAAACATTAAAGGATCAGGAAAAAATAAATCAAGAGATATATGCGAGAAGTTTAAGAATTGAGGAAAGAGAGAGAAGGAGGAGAAGGGAAGAAAAATTAGAAGGCCCGATGAGAGGTATAAGAAAAGTTTTCGGTAAGGTAATGAAACCTATAATGAGTGTCTTTGAAAGAGTTGCTCAATTTCTTTTCAACGTGATCGCCGGAAGATTTTTCCAGTTTCTAATAGACCCAAAAAATAAAAATTTTATACAAGGACTTCTTGGATTCTTCAAGAATTTTTATCCTGCTCTGATCGCTGGATTTTTGTTATTTGGTAACTCAATTGGTAGACTCATCACGAGAATAACAATAACTGTAATAAGTAAACTTCCAGCACTTTCTAGACTTTTACTATCATTAGCTAGAAGAAACCCAATTGTTTTTAGTCTTGCAAGTGCTGCTGTTATTGGAGGAGGATTTTTATTAAATCGAGCTTTAAATAATCCAGAAGTAGATGATCAAGGTCTCCCTGTCGATAATAGACCTGATGCAGCAAGAGGTGAAACTGAAACTGAAACTGGTGTTGAAACTGAAAGTGGTTTTGATAGATTAAGCACGACCACGCCAACTTTCACAGATGCTAACGAAGGATTCACACCAGTGGCAGAGAAGTTTTTTAATACTGGTGGATACGTTAGAGGCCCCGGTGGTATTGATAAAGTTCCAGCAAGATTAACTGCTGGAGAATTTGTTATGAGTAAAGGAGCAGTTCAAAGATATGGAGTCGGAACTCTCTCGGCAATGAACTCTGCTGGCGGTGGCACGAATAGACCTATGGGTATAAATTTTAATAATGGCGGGCCCGTTATAAATTACACAACGGGTGATCCGAATAATGTTAAGATAGGATCGCAAACGACAAATAATTTTGAAATTGGTGCACCTATTAGAAAATCTGCCTTTCCACAAATGTTCCCACCGATATCACAAAGTTATGGTGATGATGAACCATCTGAACAAAGAATAGTAAATGATGTTGCAAAATTTAATCCAAATGCATTAAGAGATGGAAATAAAGTAAGCACTCTAGGTATCACAGTATGATCAATACAAACAAATTATTACCGAGAAGGGGGCAAGGGAATGTCGTTACAACTGAGACAGTTGAAAATTTAGGTATTGTTCGTAAAAAATTAGTATCGACAAGTGAATTATTAAAGGAAAATCTAGTTTTATCAAAAATAAAAGATGATATTGAAAGAAGAAAAAAAGAACGTGAAACTAGAGAGGATCGTGAGACAAAAATAGAATCAGTAAAGGCGGGTAAGTTCAAACAATTTTTGCTACCTGAAACTAATTTTTTACAGAAGGCTTTCAACTTCATGGTTGCAATTATTATCGCCCCTGTTTTTGCAAATCTAGTCAAGTTTCTTCCAGAGATAGTTAAATTTACCACGGGCACTATCTTTAAATCGATAACGTTTTTGGTAAAAGGTTTATTTTTTATCGCAAGTAAAATAATTGGAGGTGCCAATCTTTTATACAATGGATTAAGAAATAATGTTGCCAGATTATTTGGTAAAAAAGGTGTAAAAGCTTTTGATGATATACAAAACATCGTGATCAAATACATTAACATGGGATTGATTGCGGGTATGCTCGCACTCAAGATATATGAATTTCAAAGATTAACAACCAAAAATTTTTTAAGGAATTTAGCATCAAGACAGACAGTTCGACAATTCGCCATAGAAAACGGAAAAGACGCTGCAATAAGAAAGTTTGGTAGGCAGGCTGTAAAAGAATTGGGAGGTAGATTTTCAAGAAGTGCTCCCGTAAATTTGGGAAGAAGAGTTCTGATGTCAACACTCGGTAGAAAGGGAGTGAGACCATTACTTCAACTTAAAAATGCAGCTCTGCCATTATTAAAAACTATAAGAAACATACCATTCATTGGATCAATTATTGAATTTTTACTAAGAGTTTTTCTTTTTAAAGAACCTCTAGGGATGGCAGCATTTCTAACAACGACCTCTGGTATTGGAGCAGCACTTGGTGCCTTGGTTGGATCATTGCTTCCTGGCCCCGGAACTATTATTGGTGGTATTCTTGGTGGTATTGCTGGCGATGAGATTGGTCGCAGGTTATATAAATTTTTCTTTCCAAAAGCGATCACGACACTAGATGTTCCAGAATTTGATGATGGGCCTGAAAGAGATATGTTAAGAAAAGAAGGAGAGAGGGCAAGAATCAATAGGGAACTACAAGAACTTAGCACTGGAGCTGAAGACCAATTAGTAAGAGATGCTGAGTTATTTTTTGAGTTAGAAAACAGAAAAGGAGCAAGTAAGGTCACAGGAGATGTAACACCCCCTGCATCATTAGGTGATGACTCTTTTGGAATATTCCTTAAAAGAATTACTAGAGAGGCCCAAAAGGGTTTTAATACGGGTGGTATTGCACTATCTCAAAATGATCAGGAAAGAATAAATTCTTTAATGGAATCAATGTATTATGAAGGTCAACAAACTGATGTCATCATTCAACCTATTATAAAAGACAATACAAAATTTGTTACTGTTGGATCGGATTCACAAAACACTTTTATTGGTTCAAAAACGATAAGTGGTTTCAATATAAGTGATTATTTTTATGAGAGAGGTGCAGCATGAGTAACGTTGATGTTAATAAAAATAAATCTGAACCACTAACAGGGGATGGTGGTGTTGATTTTGAACTAGAAATAAAATCAAATAGAACTGAAGAGGTTGTGCCACTTGAAAATGCTACAGGGGTATTTCAATATCTTGAAAGCATACTCGCAGATTCAATTGGTGTAAGTTATACTTTTGGTGATGCTATCGGTGGAAATACAGCTCCAAATATTGTTGGAACTGAGGAAGTAAATATTAAAATGACAGATAATTTTGGTAATAAAATAAATTTAAATTCAAAAAATAATAATGCGTTATATGTAACTGAAGTAACTCCTCTTATAAAGGAATCTAATAAGAAGATGACAACCATTACAATGAGATCTGAAGAGTTCATTCGTAATGAGCAATCCATATCAACCATTAAAAACAGATATGACGGAAATATTTCTGATAGTGTTAAAAAAATATTAGAGAATAAACTACAGACTCAGAAAAAACTTGATATTGAAACCAGTATGAATACATATAATTTTATTGGTAATAATCGTAAACCATTTTATATTATAAATTGGTTATCTAAAAAATGTATTCCAAATAATTTCAAAAAAGGTGGCAGCGCAGGTTTTTTCTTTTTTGAAACATCAAATGGTTTTACATTTAAATCAATAGATGGATTGTTCTCTCAAAAACCTGTTAAAAAATTTATTTTCACTGGGACATCAAGGGGAATACCTGAAGGGTATGATGCAAAGATAATAGACTATATTGAGGGTAGCAGTTTTGATGTTGGAAAGAAATTGAAAATGGGAATCTACCAAACAAAATTGATATTATTCGATCCATTCAACAATCAATATCGAGTGGTCACACAAACCGCTGATGATGTAACTGGTGTTAAAACTGATGACGGTGTTAAATTACTTGGAAAAGGACTACCGGATTTAAATAAAAAGTTTTCATTTAATGATAATACAACTCGAACAACATACATGTTAAAAGATACTGGAACACTTCCAACTGGTAACACAAAAACTCAGGTTGAAAAGTCAGCAGAACAAAACTTTGAAATTGATATGTTGCTGAATCAAGCTAATCGACGCTATAATCAAGTATTCTCTTCTACGGCAGAGATTACCATCGCAGCAGACTTCTCACTTCATGCTGGTGATATAGTTCACGTTGACTCCCCTGAAATTACAGCAGATAAGTCTGATAAACCTGATAGTTTCACTGGAGGACTATATATTATAACTGATCTATGTCATTACATTACAGTTAAAGAGTCTTATACCAAGTTAAGTCTTGCAAGAGATTCATATGGTAGAACACCTCTTAAGCGTGATTGAGAAAAATATTCACCAAGGAAAAAATTATGAAATCAATAGAAGATCACATTCAAAAAGATAAGGAAATTATCGCTGATCCAAACACTTCTGAACCGATGAGAAGACATACACTCGATGAGTTACATGAGTTAGAAGAGTACGTGGATCATCATCATGATGAAATCGAAGCAGGAGATCATCACGATCCAAACTGTCTTGAATTATTTTGTGACATGCACCCTGACGAACCAGAGTGTCTAGTATATGACGACTAATGCAAGATACCGGCCATTTTAATCCAAATTTTTTAGGAGGACAATTCAGATGGTGGGTTGGTCAAGTTGCTCCTGCAAAACACTGGAAAGGCAACTCGACTAAGCAATTAGAAAAAAAAGCAAAACGTATTCCGGGTTGGGGATACCGATATAAGGTAAGAATTATTGGTCTACATGACCGTGATGAGGCTGTTTTACCATCTGAACAATTACCTTGGGCTCAAGTGATGTATGGTGTCACCGATGGTGGCGGTCAAAGAGGACAACTTACAACACCTGCAATTGCTCAAGGTAATTTTGTCTTTGGATTTTTTCTAGATGGTGATGAGGAGCAGGTTCCTATCATCATGGGAATCTTAGGACATAACCAAAAAACAAAAATTAAAACAACTGAGGTTGTTAACTATGGTGCAAGTTGTGCGTGGGACGATCAAGATGTTATCGCAGGTGATAGTACAATTTTAGGAAACAAGGATAATTATAAATCAGAAGATAATAATAACGAAGAGGAGGATGATAATGATACTACTAATACTGATGGTCAGGGAGGTGAAAGTGGTGAGGTATCAAATGTAATAAGACAGGGTGTAGATGCAACTGATCTTGTCACATCTGGAGACAATAAACAAAAAGATATTCTTACCAAAAAACATTTTGTTGATTGTGCTGTTAAGGGTCAAAAACCTGAGATGAAAGGCATACAACTTGCGATTAAGAATATGTCAAAAGATATCGCAAAGGCTCAGAAAGCACTTAATGATTTTCCGACTGCGATTTCTATACCAATCGTTAAATTAGAAACAGAAATTGATGACATAGTAAACAAATACACTGGTGATATTAGTAAACACATGAACACAGTGTTGAATAAAGTTGAGCATTTTAGTTTAGAAAGTTTGACAAATAAGTTAATTGACAAGATAGCTGAGGCACCCTCTGGTGATGCAAAAAAATTAAGTAAGGAACAATTACAGAGAAGAAAAACTTTAGCTTGTGTGCTAGGTAAGACAAAAGGACAATTAGGAAATTTGATAAAAGCAGGTATTGGTAGAATGCTCGCTAGAAGAAAAAACAGATCAGGTGGTGGCGAAAATCAATTAGTTGGGAATGGATCAAATTTAATTCCACCAGTTGCTCCGGATGGGTATTACTATCCAAGTAATCCCTGTGAAACAGAGGAGTTTGTATCCGAAATTATGGCAGATACTCTAGGTACCATGTTTGAAACAATGAATCAAACTCAAGAAACTACAGTGGGTTCAGTTGGATCAAGCACTCTTGATGGATCATCAGGTGGTAGAGGCCTTCTTGGATCAATAACAGACTTAGGACAAGGAGTAAGTGGAGCACTGGGTAAATTAAATAGTTTGAGTGATTTAAGTGTTGGATCATTATTACCACTTGGTGCTTTAGGTGGGCCTCTAGCAAATTTGAGTGGATCATTGAATAAATTATCTGGATTTGGTGCTCTTGATCCAACAAATTTTGATGTGGCATTAGCGATGTCTTTTGTCTCTGTAATCGGTGCTTTTTCTGAATGCATACCAAAACCATCTTGTTCAGAGAATGATGCAACAACTTTAGATGGTGGTGGTGAATCTGAAAAAGACGAAATAAATGCTGCAAATGTGTCAAAGGAATTAAACGATAAAGTAAGTCCATCAAATAAATCAGTTTTTGATAATCTTACTGAGGGACAGAAGAACCGAATCTTAAATGCACCCATTGGTACAAATGTTGAGGGAGTGAACGTAGATGAAAAAATAAAATTTGAGTTAAGGCAGTATGAAATGTCTAATGGTGAAGAGAGATTCCCGATTCTTAGTGATACATCTAATGATACCTCCAATGTCACAGCAAACAATCAACCACCTGAATCATTCAGTGAGTTTAGAAATAGAACTGGTAACGTTGAAGAAAAAATAGAACCAGTTGAAACTCCTACTTTTAACAAACCACCTCTATCTTTTAGTGAATATAGGGCAAGAAGTGGCAATATCAGAGGTTTTTATGACATACCCACAGATGCAGTTGTCAATACAAAGGAGTTTGTTGTGAGTGAAGAACGTGGTTATGAATTACTCTCACGACTAGATGACTATCAAGGAGATAATGCTCAGTTATTGAACTTCAAAAGAGAATACAACGAGGTTATATACGAAAAAGTATATGGTGGGACTGGAAGAAATTTTGAATATAATGGAAAAACTTTTAAACCGGGAGATGACGATTATAATAAAACATTTCTTGAAATAAAAAAAATAATTAACGAAACGATGAATTAGATATGACATTATCACCAATTTCAAATTCAAATATAAGAGTAGGTTATATTAGCGAGACTGAGGGTTACGTTAAAAATCTGTCTGTTCCTGATGCAAATTTTATTGAAGAAAAATTTCCAAACACCACTTTTATTTTTATTGATGGAGATAAAAAAATAAAATACTTGAATATTGATGAGGTTAATAATCTTACAGGTGATGACCTCACAAGAAAAGATCCATGTAATATTGCTCCAGTGCCATGCGGCCCACCGGACATAGTATTCTATGGAGGCAATGGTATTGGTGCGGAAGCAAATCCTGTTATTGATAGTGAAGGACAGTTGATTGCTGTTGATATTGTTAACGGTGGATTTGGTTACTCTACACCACCAAATATTGATGTAATTGATCCATGTCAAAATGGTGATGGTGCAAGATTGATCGCTGAGATTCTAAATGGATCTGTGGTCAATGTGATTGTTTTAAGCACAGGATCCGGATACTTGGCACCAAAATCATCTGTTCCTCAATATCCATCACTTGTAAAAATATCAGAGGTAAGAGTCACAAATTCAGGAATCAACTATAATTGTGGTGTCGATGAATTAGTGGTTGAACCGGCAAATGGAACTCAACTATCATATAATTGCGATCCGTTTGGAAGAATAAGATCAGTTGATATTTTGCGATCTGGTAATTTTACATCTTTACCCAACATTAGAATGAAAACTAAAACAGGACTTAATGCAGAGTTCATTCCCGTGTTTAGTATTGAAAGAGATCCACTCGAAGTTGAAGTTGTTACAGATATCGTTCAAGTTTTTGACCTTGTTGGATTAAATGTAAATGGTTTTGTAAATGGTAAAGAGTATTATGGTAATGTTTATTTTGTAAATGGAGTAAAATTTGCTGGAACATCTGCTCAAGGTGGAACAAATATAAGGGTATTTGAGACAAGGGAAGCAAGTATTAGTGGTGTAAATGTTCCTGTTGCAAGAGTAAATCGTGTTGAAGAGGACATACAAACTTCAACCACTCCAACAACTCAAACAATCACTGCTGAGCCAGAAACTACAAGAGTTGCCCCAACACCACCAACCGCAGCACCAGATTCAACACCTGCACCATCACCAAGTGTCGCTCCAACACCAACACCCTCACCTGCACCAGATCCAACACCTTATACACCACCTAGCACTGGTGGTGGAGGCGGTGGTTATGGTTACTAAATACCAAAAAGTATAATATGTCAAAACCACAAAATCCTTACTGCAGAGAACAAATATTCGGATACGCTACGATGAGATCAGGTCGTGCGAATGCGACAAATACTGGTAGAGAGGATTATCATCTTGAATGTAGCGATGCAAGACAATTTTTTAGTTACACTTCATCGGGAAAAAATAAAGGTGGTTTTACTTTAGAGACACCCGGAAGAATATCAATTGAAGGTGGTTCAGATATAGAGGGAAAGAAGGGAGAAAAATTACCAGACAATATTGGTTTTCAAGTTATTCAACAAAATGGAGACATTGTAATTACCGCAGAAAATGGTAGAATAAAGTTTGTTGCAGATAGTATAGAATTTAAGGCAGCGAGTTGCGATAAAAATTATGGAAACATCCATTTAGATGCTCAAAGAATGCTTGAGGTAACGTCTCATGATATGGTTGTTGAAGTAACGAATGAAGCAAGAATTCAAGCGACTGCTTTCTTTGGACTTAAAACAAATCAATGTAATTTTGTTACACAATTTTTTAAGGGCATCTCTGCCGTCTCAATCTCTGAACACCCCGATAAATTTAGTTGCAATGTGGAGGACATCTAATGGCTAATTTTCAATTTGATAACGTGCATATAGACAACGGTAAATTACTCGTTTGTAAAGATGGAGTTACACCTAAAGCACTTGGAAAGAAATCAAACGAGGGAAAACACTCTGCATACATTGAAGGGCCTTTACAGGTAGGAGATGTTGGCGACTTTAGTAAAGCACAAGGCACTGTCATGATAGGGAAAGATGGCAACCGTGGTTCTAAGTATCCTTTATACGTAAAAGGTAACGCATTTTTTGACCACCCCAACATTGGAGATTTATCGTCAAGATTTGATACAGCAGATAAAAAACCAAAACCTTTTGATATGGATCACCCATCGAAAGGGAAGGGATATCGTTTAAGATATGCTTGTATTGAAGGCCCAGAGGTCGGTGTTTATTATCGTGGTAGATTAAAAAATGAAAAGAAAATAAGATTGCCTAATTATTGGAAAGATTTAGTTCACACAGAATCTATAACTGTTCAATTACAACCAATTGGTGCCCATCAAGATATAATTGTTAAGAGATGGGATGATGAATATGTTTATTTACAAGCGCAAGGTGGACTACCCATAAATTGTTTTTATCATGTTTATGCCGAAAGAAAAGATGTGAATGCACTTGTCGTTGAATATGAGGGAGAGTCTTGGAGTGATTATCCCGATCCAAGTTATGATGATCCTCAATTTTCAAATAAAGTAAACACAAGAACTGCTTGACAATGCACCTATATAGTGCTATAGTATAAGAAAATGGAGTTCTTATGGAAGAGGATTGGTTATCAAAGTGCGTGATTGATCCTTCAAAAAGAAAAGT